CAAACATCGAAGTTCATAAACGCCTTTCAAGTTGATGAATGGATACTGTACGACACTATATTCTGTTGGACATTAGGACATACCCTTATTGTCAAACATTAACCACACTGCTACTTTACGCACATGGCTAGACACAAATCGGAAATCACAGGAAGCCCACTCAAAATCGCCACAAGAGTTACTTTTGACCAATGGTTGGAGTTTCGCAAACTTGGCGGTTCTGTGTGGTTGAGAAACTTGCTCAAGAATTCGATGGAGAATCGAAAGAGTCAACTTAAGGAGAAAACATGAAAAAAGTCATTATTGGCGCATACTTAGCACTTTCCAGCCTGACATTGTGGGCGGCTTGTTCAACCCATACCTACTATGCAAATGGTCGTTATGTGACTTGCCAAACCTGTTGTTATGGGAACAATTGCAACACCAACTGCTATTGATGTATGATTTAACGAAATGCTTGGCGGCATTATCGTAGTAGGGTTACACATGAAGTCTGCTGGAACTACGCCAGTCCGCCAACATCCGAAAGGGTGAGACTTCAGGTGTAGCCCTTTTTTTTGGGCAAATTATGCAAATCAAGAATTGGAAGAAGTTTCAGCACTTCAAAGACCGCAAACCACCTTGGGTAAAACTCTACAGGGATGTTTTAGACGATCTTGAGTGGTATGAATTAGACCCACTTGCTAGCAAGGTGTTAGTAATGTGCTGGCTTATTGCTAGCGAGGATGATGGCAAATTGCCACCAGCAAAAACTCTTGCATTTAGGCTAAGGATGACAGAAAAGCAAACTATTGATTGCTTAAACAAGCTGTCTCACTGGCTGGAACAAGATGATATCAGCGTGATATCAGAACGATATCAAAGTGATAGTCTAGAGACAGAGACAGAGATAGAGACAGAGAAAGAGAGAGAGAAAGAGACAGAGGCAAAACAAAGAACAAAAGGCTCACGCCTTTCAACAGATTTTGAGTTACCTGTTTCTTGGATTGAATTCTGTCAAACAGAACGACCTGACTTAAACCCTAAAAAGGTTTTTGACTCGTTCAAGGATTATTGGGTAGCCAAGGCAGGTGCGGCAGGGGTAAAGTTGGATTGGACTGCCACATGGCGCAATTGGGTGAGAAACCAGAACATTGCCAAACCCTTGTTCAACAAAGCAGATGTAGTCCATCAGACAGTACCCTCAAGCTCACAGCGTGACCCTGCGCTTGTCAAACTGGATGAGGATAGGCTGAAGACTGCACCGCCAAACCCTGAAGTTTTAGCCAAAATCAGGGCAGTTTTAGGAAAAACAGCATGACAAAAGAACAAGCAAACCGTCTTTTGGATGAGGTGAAAGATGGGAACAGTTATTTATCTGTCAAAAGAATCACTGAAGCCTTGTGGCTCACAGGGGATGCGGTACGACCTTTACCAGTCCACCCTAGACCATTTAGTGAAGATGGCATCAACGAATGGATGGAAAGCACACGCATGGCACAGAGCACAGGAACTGGAACAGCATCCATTGGGAATTTTCAAGGGAATCAGTCAGGAATTGACACAAATAATGAAAGCACAAAATGAACCCATTTCTGATAAATGAACCTACTTGCATCAGTTTTTCGGGTGGCAGAACATCGGCTTATATGCTTTATTGCATACTTGAAGCAAACAACATGATTTTGCCATCTGATGCAATTGTCTGTTTTGCCAATACTGGGAAAGAAGAAGAAGCCACCCTTCAGTTTGTCCACGATTGTGAGAAAAATTGGGGAGTTGAGATTCATTGGCTAGAGTACAAGTACGACCCAATCCCTGCAAATCGCTGGAAAAGAGTTACTTTTGAGACTGCTTCTCGTGAAGGAGAACCCTTTTTTGAGTTAATTGACCAAAACGGCTCGCCATATCTGCCAAACCCAGTAGCAAGGATTTGCACTGCAAAACTCAAAATCAGGGTGATAAACCACTATTTGAAGTCAATTGGGTGGGAACATGACGAAAACTCTGATTGGGTCGGCATCAGGGCTGACGAGATGCGTAGAGCCGCCAAAATGGACAGAAGTCGAACCCCACTGGTGACGGCAGGGGTTACTAAGGAAACAGTGGGAGAGTTTTGGAGAAGCCAATCTTTTGATTTGGGACTGCCAAACATGAATGGAGTCACAATGCATGGAAATTGTGATTTGTGCTTTTTAAAGCCTGTTCATCAAATCATGTCTCTTATTGCTGAAAAACCTGACAGGGCTTTGTGGTGGATGAAGATGGAAGCACACGCAAACTCATCAAACAAGACTTACGGAGATGGCGCAAAATTCAGAAAGGATAGGCCAAGTTACAAAGAAATGTACGAATTTGCACTACAACAAACGGATATGTTCGGAAACATTGACCCTAACGAAGAAGCAATTCCCTGCTTCTGTGGAGATTAAATGATTTATATAGGAATCGACCCCGGTGCAATATCAGGCGCAATTGCCGCTATTGACCACAATGGAAAGTTCATAGATGCCTGTTACATAGCCAACGAAAACGGCAGAATCTTGCCTCTTGCCCTTGTCGATACCCTATCAACCTTTATTGACCCCAAAGAAGGTGGAGAGATAGGTATGGAGGCCGTCCATGCCATGCCAAACCAAGGTGCATCGTCAACCGCCAAATTTATGAGGGCGGCAGGGGCAATTGAGGCTGTCGCAATCTTGACTCGTTATCCTGTGAGTTTTATAAGCCCTCAATCGTGGAAAAAGCATTTTGGCCTTGGTCGGGAGAAATACGATTCTTTGTTGTTGGCTAGAGAGAAATGGAAAGAGGCAGGAATGCACATCAGGAAAAAGGGCGATCACAACATAGCCGAAGCCCTTTTAATTGCTGAATATTTGAGGTTCAAGATCAATGGCTAGGACAAGAAATCCCGATAGAGGCTACTTACAAAGGAAGTTAAAAGAGGCTGAACAGGCTGTCTTATTGGCGGCAGGGCAGGGAGACATCATCGATGGATTCTATGAATGCGTCTCTTGGTATCAGCACTGCTACAACCTTGGATTGCGCCCAACGATGAACTATGAGCATATCGGGATAACTGCTGGAGTTTTGAACAACCCTGAAGACTTTGAACCCCAATTAGAGCCTACAGAAGCCCCTATAAAGCGATCATTGTGGAGAAAGGTAGTCAGGACTAAGCGAATTCAAAGAAACCGCTAAAAAGGGCTTAAAATTGGTCGGGCAATAAAAAACCTCCCGAAGGAGGATAAATATGAGTGAATACTGACTTATTTTTTGAGAATAATTTTCAGAATTAGAGCAATTGTGGCATAGATCATGCCTCCTCCTTGGCATCTTCGATCATGTGCTCGGCTATTTCGTACCAATTAACATCAGACAAGAAGGCTAAAGCATAATCACGAGCTAACCCTTCAGAACTGCTTTGTTCAATAAATTCTTCAGTGTATTCTTTTAATGCAAGCCCTAAATCATAAGGTTCAGGGAATGAACCGATGTAATAGTCGTTACAGTTTGCCCCGTCAAATATCTCAAGATTAACTCGCCAAGTGGCGTAGTTTGTCCAACCGTTGTAAGTTTTATCAGTCATGTTGACACCTTTTAAAGTTAAGCCCTAGCCAATCGCTAGGCTGAAGGACACCCAAAGAAGATGCCCGACAGTCTAAAGACTAGCCTCTCCAAGCCAATAAAACGCCAATATAGGCAAATGTGACAACGCAGATGGCAATCAAAATAATATCCTTTTTCATGTTTAAACCTTTAATTTTTAGCGTAAAGACGATGGAAACGAAGCAATAACTCCATGATCAACATGATGTAATTGAATGAGATTATGCTTATTGAATGATCTCATTCGTTCAGGTAGAGACAGATATTTTTCAAAGTCTCGCAAAACCTTTGCTAGGGTTTTGGCACTGAATAACACTACCTGATGTGTGCCTTCGGTGGCTGATTTGTGCCAACAAATAATTTTGTATGTATGCATGATTAACACCTTTTAAAAAAATTTACACGACCAAGAAAAAACTTACACGACCAGAGAAGAAAAGCCCGAGATGGCGATCCCGAGCCTACCAAGTTAAGCGCAACGGCTCAAAGAAAACTCGTAATCAATGCCGTCTATTGTGGTTTTGACAAATTCGACTTGACGCTTAAGGATTGGCTCGATTGCCTCTAAAACTTGGCCGTAGTGTGTGCCGTCTTCTTCTGTGCCGTTTTCTTGATCGACTTCAGCAGCTTCATAGATTCCGTCAGAGATTTCTAAGCCGTTTTCTGTCTTGTAAAGTGGGATGCTTGTCCAATCTTCATCAGCTTGGCGAGTAGATATTATGCGCAACCAAAAATCACAATTCAGGGATTGATCGACTTCGGCATAGGTGGCAGGCTTGCCGTCTAAAAGCATTTGCCAAGCATATTTGTAGCCCTTGTCTTCCTCAAAGTCTTCAGCCTCTACATCACCCGAGGAAGCCAAGCCTTCGAGGTAGTGGTAAGAAATTGTCTCCCAAGCGGCATAATCGCCTGTGAACATCTCTAGGTGGATTTCTCCGAGGTGATCGGTGCAAGGGATTAAAAACTCGTGCCAAGAGTCTCTTTGGTGGTATTCCGAGGCTCTGAAGGATAGTGGGAAGACTTTCTTGTCTCCACTACGCAAAGTTACTTCTAAGGATAGGTTGCTCATGTTGTACGCCTTTCTTGTTGACACTTGTTGAACTGTATAAGCCTGATTTTGCTAGGCTTACATATATATAGGTGAAAGAATCGTGCCAACCCTCGTAACTCATTGATTTATAAGACACCTCCAAAACCCTAAGAATCACAAAGGTTTAAATTCTTTCTGGTCGTAAGTTTGTAGCCATGCGTCAAATCATTACTTTTTGTTCTTATGACTGGAAGTTGTTAAGGTATAGCGAATATGCTACATCACCCCTTCTTATTGATAACGCATTCTCATTAGCTTATTGATAATCTATTATCGTTAGCGTTAGTTAGTGCTTACTCCACGACCATTAAGTGAGTAAGTGCTTACTGGGTAGGTTAGTGGTTGCTTACTTGTAAGTGAGTGCTTACTTTGATGGGGGGGAGGGGGTAGTCGTGAGTTGTAAATATTTGTGATACCTCCTCCGTACACGAAAAGCAATGTTTAGCGTAAGACGCAAACAAGTATGCTTGGTGGAAGAAAGGAGAGGGTTTGTATAGGCGTAGCAAGGCAGTCGTAGCAATCCTCATGGTCTTGAGAATCCCTTGACTAGGGTGGGTGTCGTATAGCGTATAGAGTTAAGCTGACTCTATGGGGCATCAGGTCGTATTACTGTCTCCAGTGCGTACCGCTTTATAGCCACCGCCCTTGACTTCCCTTTCGGGTCTTGTTGGGCAACCGTATATCTCATGCCTTTGAGGGTGCGACTGCCACACCCGACATCCCTTTACTTATCACGCCAATCTGTTGTATCCGTGTTGGATTTACCAATGTTACACGCCTCACACAACACTTGCAAGTTCTCAATGTCTAACTCTAATGCTGGGAAGCGTGATCTGGGTTTTATGTGGTCAACATGAATGAAGCCACCACTCTCCCCACAAGCCTGACATTTCTTGCCAAACTTCACCAATGCCTTGTATCTGACCTCCCGCCATTCCCGAGTCTTATAGAAGTCTTTACCCATCCCAAAGAAATAAACAGGAGGTGGCGCAAATTGGACTTTCTTCTTGGGAGACTTCTTCTGCATAGCCCAAGCTATCTGGGAAGCCTTCTTATTGATAAGTGCCTGAATCACAGGGCTGGATTCTGCTAGTTTTGCTAAGGTTTTCTTTGCTTTGGTGGCTCTGGACTTGCGCTGTTGCTTAACTGCCGCCATCCCTGTCTTACTGTAAATTGCCATGAAAAAAGCCCTTTAGAGGTAGTACAGTTGCGCCCCCCGAATGCTCAGAGGCTGTACCACCGCTAAAAGGCTCATAGTCTGGCGCAATCAGACTTAACAAGACTATACAAGAAAACAATTCTCGTGTAAAGTGTGTACTAACTTCCAAGACGCATGGAGATTGAGTCGCCTCACCCTGTACCAATGTGTGCCGTTCAAAGCAGGGGCAGTCTCCAGCCGTGTTGGTGAAAGCGGATACTGCGTGCGTTTCTTTCTTGACGCTTTGCACAGCAGTATAGTGGGCAGTGTAGCGAGTAGCCAACAACCTTCTTCCTTTAATTGGACAAAAGATGAACGCTGTAGATGCACTTCCTGATAACCTGAAGAAAAAGGGCAGACCCCGTGGTTCAGGAAAGATGACCTTATCCAAATACGCAGACAACCCTGCGGCACTCGTCTTACCCAAGACTGAACAACAGAAAATCAAAGAACTCAAAGAACTCCTGATAAACAGTGCTGGTTCTAATGTTGTCATCAAAGCAGTTGAGATTGCCATGAATGACGAACACCCTGCTCAAATGGCGGCACTCAAACTCTGTATGGACAGAATGCTCCCTGTCTCCCTGTTTGAAAAAGAAGGAAAACAACGCTCCGCAGTCAACATCACAATCTCAGGCATTGGTGGTGTCAGTATTGGGGAAAACCCTGTCCTAGAAGCAGAAGATATAGAAAGCAAAGATGTCTGATTTGAACTTCAGTCTCCTCCCTTGGCAACAAGAAGTCTTTGCTGATAAAACAAGGTTTAAAGTCATTGCCGCTGGTCGCAGATGCGGTAAGTCACGCCTCTCAGCCGTTACCCTCCTGATTGAAGGACTGCAATGTACTGCTGGCTCGGCTGTGCTGTATGTTGCGCCTACCAATGGTCAGGCTAGGCAGATTATTTGGGATGTTTTGATGGAGTTGGGCAGAGATGTTATTCAGTCTAGCCACATCAATAACATGGACATCACCCTGATAAACGGAGCAAAAATCTATGTTAGAGGTGCAGATCGCCCAGATACTCTGCGAGGAGTGTCACTCACCTATGCTGTGCTTGACGAGGTTGCCGACATCAAACCAGAAGCTTGGGAGCAAGTCATTCGAGCTTCGCTGTCAGACAAAAAAGGTCGGGCAATGTTCATCGGAACTCCCAAGGGTCGTAACTTTTTCTATGACATTTTTAAACTCGGAAGATCAGAAGAAGACAAAGATTGGAAATCTTGGCACTTCACCACCAAAGATAACCCCCTGATCGACCCCTCTGAGATTGAATCTGCCAAGAAAACTCTTAGCACCTTTGCCTTCAAGCAAGAATACATGGCCTCCTTTGACAACGCTGGCTCAGATGTCTTCAAGGAAGAATGGCTGAAATATGGAGTAGAGCCTGAGCATGGAAGCTACTACATTGCCGTGGACTTGGCTGGTTTTGAAGAAGTTGCCAAACAAGCCGCCAATTCCAAGAAAAGGCTAGATCAGACTGCTATCTCTGTGGTCAAGGTCACAGACGATGGGAAGTGGTTTGTCAAGGAGATTGCCTATGGGCGGTGGGACATCAGGGAGACAGCCGCCACGATTCTGCTGAAAATGCGGGAATACCGCCCTTTGTCGGTGGGAATTGAGAGGGGAGCGTTAAAAAACGCAGTTTTGCCGTATTTGAGTGACTTAATGCGAAAAAATAATGTATATTCGCACATAGTTGACTTAACGCATGGCAACAGGAAAAAGGCTGACAGGATTATCTGGAGTCTCCAAGGGCGGTTTGAGCATGGGCGCATTGTGCTGAACTCTGAGGAAGATTGGGATGAATTCAAAGACCAACTCTTAATGTTTCCAGCCCAAGGCGTACACGATGACTTACCCGACTCTTTGTCATACATCGACCAACTTGCTGTCACTACATACTTCGAGGAAGATCAAGAAGATGAGTGGCAACCACTAGATGTAATATCGGGGATATAAATGGCAACAGACAAACTTGAACAAAACGAATTTTATGAGCCGACTGAGGCTGATAAAGAATTGACAGATTTTGTCACTGACCATTGCCAACGCTGGCGTGATTACCGAGACACCAACTTCCTCCCTGATTGGCTAGAGTACGAACGCATCTTCCGAGGTCAATGGGCTTCTGAAGACAAGACCCGTGAGTCTGAGCGTAGCCGTATCGTCACCCCTGCCACACAACAAGCCGTTGAGACACGCCATGCTGAGATCATGGAAGCTATCTTTGGACAAGGCGAGTTCTTTGACATTGAAGACAATATCCAAGATGTGAACGGTAATGCCATTGATGTTGAGTTAATAAAGGCTCAACTGATGGAAGACTTCAAGAAAGACAAGATCAGGAAGTCCATTGACCAGATTGAGTTGATGGCTGAAATCTACGGTACAGGTATTGGCGAGATTATTGTCAAGACTGAGAAAGAGTTTATCCCCTCTACACGACCTATCCCCGGTCAGCCCGGACAAGCGGCAATTGGAGTCATGGAAAGAGACAGGATTGCAGTCAAGATCA